TATTTGCCAATCCCAATCCTATATTTTTTGTATTAGGTAATATTTGCTCATCAGTTAATCCACTTCCACCACCACTACCAAATTGTAAATGAATTGTATTATCTGAATTCACTTTAGTTGAAAATCTACGTGGTACTTTTTGTACTTCTAAAACATAAGGAACTGAACCCGAAAATTCACTTAAATCCGAATTGTATGATGTGTTTGGTTTTTCAACAAAAATACTTTCCTGTGCTAAATAAGGAACTTCATACCATATTTCGTTTGTATCCAAATCTTTTACCGAAGTTATTTCTATAATATTGGTATCATTTAATGTTGAAGATGGGTAATCAGTATCGGTTCCTTGAAATGTAATTGAAGTTGATACTTCTCTTGCTGATATAGCTTTTACATTTTTTGAAATTAAATAACGTGTGGGATTACCACTTGTATCTCTTTCAAATACACTAACTGAATTACTATCAGTTTCTGCAAAATTAACAGAATCCGTTGTTCTAAATACTACGTTTGTATTTGTTGAAGATTGAATTTCCATTCCTTATTTTATTCTCAAATAGTATCTACTATCAGGTACACTATTTGAACCAATTCCAACCGATGGTACTAATTGATAAATTGTTATTGTTGTTACCGCCGGAGATGATATTTTTGGTTTATATCCCATTGCTTGTGCTAATGCTATAACATTTTTACGTTCTGTAGCATAAGCCAACATTGATTCTTTTAATTGAACATCTTGATAAAATGATAGAATATCACCAATAGCAGCTGCTTGCTCTATAAATATATTTCCAGGAGATGCATCGGAAAAATCAGCATAAGAATTGGGGAAATAAGTTTTAGTATAATCTATTAAATTTTGCTTTAATGAAGCAAAATCTTTACCAAGATAACTTATTTTTTTATTATCGTTTCCCCAATTCTTATCTATCGGTTTAATTGCCATTATTAATTATTTACATTTATTTGTACTGAATCACTTAAATTTGGATTTGATACTAATGAAAATTTAATATCCAATCCAATGGTATGGTTATCTATATCATTGTTATTGTAATCAAATATTATTTCATCTATATTTAAATATGGTAACCAAATAGATACTGCATCAACTATTGTATTTTCTATTCTTTTATCTATTTCCCCTTCAATAATTGGTTCAAATAATAATTTCCAAATATCGCAACCAAATTCTGTATTCATAATTCTTTCACCTTTATGTGTAAGAATTAAATTTTTTAAATTATCTTTTGCCTGAGATAAAGTTGTATAATTAACGGGAAATATTCCATTTGAATTGGATGTTTTGTTTATTCCAATTCCTATTATTTTATAATCATTTTCAGTTAAATCTACTACATTTACTTTACCTAACTCTATTGCCATTATTTAAATCTTTTTACTAATTCAGAATAATCTCTCGTTAATGCTTTCATAGTTGCATCTTGTAATGCATCTCCTGTTGATTCTAATTGTTGTGGTATGGATTGTGGGACACCGGATTCTCTATAATCCATAGTTTCCCAACCATCTTCTTCAACACTCATTTGTGGTTGTAGCATATCTAATACACTTGCCCCACTACCCATTCCTCCCTCTGCTCTTTGCTCGGCTGAAAATGGAGTTGTCATATTAAGAATCTCATTAATCATAGGGTCTTTTGAAAATTCCCTTTTAGGTTGTTGAGTTTTTTGAGGTTGCAATGTAGATGTTCTACTTTTTTGCAAAACACGCGCAGCTTCCGTAAATGGGTCTACCGATTTAATTGCCTCTTTTAATGTAGGGGCTTGTGGTTTTTTGTTAGAATTTAATGTAACTGCACCGGATTTAACCAACTTAGTTATTTCGGAAATAACTTGCTGTCTAACCTGCGTTTTAACTTCATTCCTAACCACTTCTTTAATAAGTGATAATAAAATGTCTGATTTCATAATAAAAATATGTTCGTTATGTTAATAAATATAATAAGTTGAAATTTATCCCTTAATTGGTTTTATGGTATTTGGTGCAGGGGGTCTTTGAGCAATTACTTGTGATAAAGTATCAGTTGCCGCAGTTAATGAATCTTTTAAATTTTGTTTTATTGCAGCAGAATCCAATTTTCCACCTTCAACTAAACCACCCGCAACATCGGTTATAGTTCCAGCCACAACATCACTTATAGTTGTATCTTTTCCTGATAATCCTGCTTCCACTAAAGCAGCTGCTCCTTCTGCTCCTAAAACTGCTAATGCCTTTGGTGAGGTTGCAACTTTAACTGCGGATTTTACACTTGCTTTTAAAGAATTTTTTATTGTACTTGCTAAATTATTACCTTTTACAACAGATACTGGTTTTACAAAATACCCAACATATGGTAAAATACCGGGAGCGGGAGGAGCAGGTGGTGGATATTGTGAAAGACAGGTTATTATACCACTAACCGTTAATAAATGTAAAGATGCACTTGCAATAAAACTCATTAACCAGGGTTGAACCGTTCCCATAGCAGGTATTGTTATAGGTGTCCAAATACCAGGAAATATATTTATACCAAGTGTAGTTTGTATATTTTTTACAGTTCCTATACATGGAATTGTTGGAGTATCAATTAATGTTGTAAACGCAGGTGTCCAATATGCTAATATAGCAGGACCTATATCTCTTAATAAATCTCCATTTTTATTTATAGATGTTGCTTTTAATATATTCATTAAAGTTGCAAACATAAGTGGTTTATTTCCTAAACCAATTGGCATTCCACCTATTATAGTTTTACCACCTCTTATAACTTTATCATACTCATCCGTCAATAATTTAGCAAACAATGTATTATCAACAGTATTTTTTATTGAATTTGCAGTTTCTGCATCTAAATTTTTTTCAATACCAACTGTTACGGCTGCTGAAGTTAATCGTTTAACAACCATAACTTCTTCCATGTCCAATGCCATATTTAAATAAAATTCCGTCCAAGAATCAGTAGTACCTGCACCAAGTACCATATCTTTAGAAAAATTACCTAATTTGGCAGAAATTCCCATTTTATTTACTTAAAAAATTAGTAGAGGATAATAATTTATTTAATTTTGATTTTATAGAAGTAAATTCCGAATTATTTATAGGTCCATTTGGCATTCCAAAATTGGTAGGACCTGATGGAGTCCAATACGTTTGATTTAAAATTGCATCTATTAATTCTTGCATTATAGCAACTAACTCACCACCCAATACCATTTTTTGAACTGCTGCATCTGCATCTCCTTCTCCACTATTTTTACCCAAATATATTTTACCATTATTTGAATTTAAAAATATTTGATTTGCATCTGAAGATTCTATTGTAACGTTTCCAGAAGATAACAAATGTATTGGTTTTGCAGCATCTACCGAAAATGTACCATCGGTTATAATACCAGTATTACCTTTTCCAAATATAATAAATTCCTTTGCTTTTGAAGAAAAAATAACTCTATCTGAATTTATAAATAATTGGTCTCCACTAAAATCGGATGGATATTCTTTAAATGCAGTTTTACTTTGTTTAATAGTTTCTTTAAATGGAACTTTTGTTTTACCAGATACAATATAAATAGAAGTACCATCTTTATTAATATCTTCATCAACTAACTCACCAATTTTTTTATTATCATTTTCAGGATTTTGTTTATTTCTAATAAAAATACCAGGATAAGATTTATCATCGGATGATAAAAAAAATTCAGATAAACGAATTGTATTACCAACTCTACCACTTAATATAGTATCACCATTTTTTGGATTTAAAAACTTAACTTTTTCATTTACTTTATAGTTTTTATCATCTTTTTTAGGAATGGTTGTAGATGTAGTACCACCTGCTGCATTTGCTTTTTTAGGGTTAATATTATTACCACTAGTAGGACTCTTATCTTCTTCTGTATTTTTATATGTTATATAATCTTTTCTATAATTTGGATAAGGTGTATTGGTATATGGAAGCCAAAATGTTTGAGAATTTGTTCCAAACATTTTTAATATTACAACAGTTTCTCCTTTAATTGGGAATGTAAAATTATTTTTATCAAATGGTCTTGCGTAATTATCTTTTGCATTACTATCTTCAAATTTATAAGTTATTGCACCATATAAACTTACATCATCATTACCAAAATCTTTATTTTGATTATATACGGAAACGGTATCATCTATAGAACTACCGGATTTGTCATATTTTTCAAATTTTTTATTGGTTGGATAAACCGTATCTACTGTTGCTAAAAAGGTTTCCATTATAATTTAGTTTTTATATCTTCTATTTCAACTTGAATATCCAATAACTTTTCATCATTCTTTTTATCAATTTCATTAACAGTATCTTCCAATTCCGTTAATAGTTGTGCTTTTTCATGCTCACTCAACCAACCATCTTCACCAATACCCTTTGCTTCAGCAGCTGCTAATCTTTGAGCAATAGTTGCTAATTTAATTAAATGGTCATCATTTTTAATAGATGAATCAATTAAATCTCTAATGATGGGTGCAATCACAGTTGCTTCTCCTACATT